GAGGCGGCATAAACATATTGACATGACGGGGAATTGCGCGTACTTTTCCCATAGTGCGCAATTCACGCAACACGCGCCAACTTTAAAAGCCCGGCCATTGAGTCGGGCTTTTTTTTGATGTCATCTTGACATTGCAAGACCGGAAATGCGCGAATGTGGATTCACCTTCACATGGATGGAATTTCTATGCGCTTTTTTTTCGCTTCAGTTTTGATGATCTTTTCTGGCCTGGTATTTGCGGATAATCGCCTTCAGGTAGATGCATTTGAGGTGAAGACCTATGCCGACGGCAAGGTCGTAGAAGGCGTAGCAAGAAATACGAGCAACCAGAACCTGGGGAGCGTTTACGTGAAATTCAAACTGTACGACAGCAGCGGGGCTGTTGTCGGTATGGCGATCGATAATGGAAGTAATATTGGGCCTGGAGAGAAGTGGAAGTTTTCAGCGATTCCCGACACGTCTTCATTTTCCCGAGTGCAGTTCAGCGAAGTAACCATTTACTAAGTGGCGTCATACATTTTCTGAAAATTGCCTCGCCATCGTGCGGGGCTTTTTCGTGTTCATCCGCCGTTCCCCAGTGGCTTTGGCCGCTCACACCGGCCTTTTTTATTTCACACATGCAACTGAGAGGTCGAGCGCATGGAATTCATTCATCGCTTGGTCGATTGGCTCAGCTGGGCATTTGCAGGGCTACTCGGCGCCATCGCCGCAAGCTTCTGGCATAGAGAGGACCTGGTGGACCGAAAGGCCTGGGCGATCTTCATTTTCTCGGGTGCGGTCTGCGCCCATTACCTAACTGGCTTGGTCAGCTCCTACTTCGGAGTGGTTGAGCCGCGCAGTGTTGCTGGTGTCGGATTCCTGCTTGGTACGTTTGGCGGATCGCTTATCGCCGCAGTTACCCGGGCCATAAAGGCTGCCGACCTATGGGCGTTCATTCGCCAGCGGTTCGGCGGAGGCAATCCATGAGCACTCAATCCCTGAGCACCATGTTCATCGCCATTGTTGCGCTGCATGCGCTTTGGTGCGTGCTGGCCAGACAAGTGAGTGACGGCATCGTCGGAAAAGTTATTTACATCACGATCGCCATCTCAGGCTTTGCCATCGTCACGCGAGCCGAGGCTGTGTACATCACGCCGACGGTTGCTGGCGTCACCTTTCACGGAGCACTCGCATTGGCTGGACTGAGACACTGGTTCGTCGCCAACCACTGGCCCATCGTCAAGGGCTGGCTATGCCGATACCTGCACTGCGAGCAATGCCTGAACAACACCAACAAGGCGGACAAAACATGAACCTGATTCCCCAATGGCAACAGCTCTGGAAGATGTACAGCGTTCAACTAGCTGGCCTTCTGGCGCTGCTCAACACCGTCGCTTACTTCTGGCCATCGTTCCAGGCGCTCGTGAGCCCCGGCCTGTTCGCCGCGGTGAATGGTTTGCTCGCTGCTGCCATCGCCATCGTGCGTGCGATCCCGCAGGACTTGAATGCTCCAGTAGCCGACAAGCCATCCGCTTAAACCAAAGAGTGCCTGGCTTCGTGCGGGCGCCACTCTCTACATCCATGGTGACGATATGGCCCGGAAAGTATTCCTGACTGCCTATCACCCATGGTGGTTTCGCCTGTACGTGTTTGCGGTCAACACCTTTGCCTACCTGGCAGACCTCGAAGTCGACACCGACAAGCTTGAGGCTCAAGGGCGGAAGGCGACCCGGTATCGCGAGATCGAACCAGGCGACGAGGCCAAGCAATGAAGTCCTGCAGTATCACGGTAAGCATCAAGCTGGCCTGGTGGCTGAGACTTTACTTGCGTGGCGTCGGCTTTGCTTGTGACCTGACTGGCCTAGAGCCAAATATGGACAGGGTCGGCTGGTGGGTAGCTCGCGGGATCACGGTCAAGCTGCTCGACACTCAACAGTAAGTGCCAAAAGGTGAAACCTAATGACGGCTGACAGCAACGTCCGGCGCATCCGGCATGAACTCCCTGTGAGCATGGATATCATCGGCGCTGTTGCTGAGTTCGATCAGGCCCTGGTTAAGGCGATTGACGCGGCCAAGGCTGCCGGGTTGCCACAAGGCCTACTGGTCGCGCTGCTGCACGGCCAAGCCCATAACGAAACCGCTCGAATGGTGAACAGATGACCACGATCGCCTACAGGGACGGGATCATCGCCTATGACGGCCGAGTCTCACGCGGCAGTACCATCGTTTACGACGACTTCGACAAGATGCGTGAACGTGAAGGTGTGTTCTTCTTCGGTACCGGCGCGACTGGCGACATTAACGAGTTGGTTTGCGCGTGGTTCGGTGAGGAGATCATCGGCGAGTGCGGGGCGAATGCCCTGGTGCTGCACGACGGCAATCTGACCCTGATCGGATATGACGAGGGCAAGGTCTGGAAGAGCCCTGTGGTGCTTGACAGGCCGTATGCCATTGGCAGCGGTGCTGACCACGCTCTGACAGCGTTCGACATGGGCGCAACTGCCTACCAAGCCATCGAGATGGCCATGAAGCGCGACTGCGGGACTGGCGGCAAGATCAGAACGCTCACCATCAAGGTTGAGTAGGTGTGCCGCAGGTGAGCGCGGCACGGATGGATCACTTAGCGTTGACCTTCAGTGCAGCTTGGATCTGGTCGGCATACTCACTGAGGCTTTTCATCTCACTCTCTAGCACCGCTCCGTTAGTAGGAGAGTTCGACACCTTTGCCTGGATTAGCGCTAGTGCAGCGGCTACAGCGGCTTCGCGCTGAGACTCCGCCGAACCTTCGCTCATACCAGTGTGTCTGCGCAGGTTTTTAAAGTGTTCGGACATGTTGCTTTCCTTGCTGTTGAGTTGATCCCTACCAATACCGGCAACCAGCCACCTTTTCAAGCCCCAGAGCATTCCTATGACAACCAAGCAACCCGACTGGGAGGCTATCGAACGAGCCTATCGGGCTGGTTCGCTGTCCCTGCGTGGAATCGCTGATAAGTACGACACCAATGAAGGCACGATACGCAGCAGGGCCAAGAAGAACGGCTGGCAGCGTGACCTTACTGCCCAGGTGCGCACAGCGACCAAGGAAAAGCTTTCACGCAATACTTCACGCACTGACTTCACGCAGCGTGAAGATGCACAGATCGTTGACGAGGCATCCGATGAGGCTGCTTCGATTGTATTGGCTCATCGTGCTGACCTCGGCCAATGGAGAGACATCTCCAGCAAGCTCCGCCTGGCACTGAGCGAGATTGAAGTGACCGAGGACAACCTTGGCGACTTCTCCCGCGCACTGAATGCTGGTGTCGACGCGCAGCTGAAAGTCATCAAGGGTGAGCGCCAGGCCTACAACATGGATGCCGACGGCGGCGGGAGTGATTCCGACGAACTCTCCAAACTGATGGACGATCTATCGAAGGAAGCCTGACATGAAGCCCGAGCACATAGCGCTGCTCAGGGATAAGCGTTGGAGGCTGAACAATCTCTACTTCATCACGGACAAGCAGGGCAAGAAGGTCCGCTTCCGGATGACGGACGAGCAGATTGAGTACTTCGATGGACTGCATACGCGGAACATCATCCTGAAGGCTCGGCAGCTCGGCTTCACCACTGAGTGCTGCATCATTCAGCTGGACGCGGCTCTGTTCGAGTCGGCCAAGTGCGCGCTGATCGCTCACACCCTGAACGATGCCAAGCGCTTGTTTCGCGAGAAGGTGAAGTACGCCTACGACAACCTGCCTGCTGAGATCCGCAAGGCCAACCCGGCGCGCAATGATGCGTCCGGCGAGCTGGTGTTCAGCAAAGGCGGCTCGATCTACGTTTCCACGTCCTTCCGGGGCGGAACACTGCGCTACCTGCACGTGTCCGAGTTCGGGAAGATCTGCGCCAAGTTCCCACATAAGGCCCGCGAGATCGTCACTGGCGCCTTCGAGGCGGTGGCCACTGACTGCTTTGTCACGATCGAATCGACGGCAGAGGGTCGGTCTGGCTACTTCTTCGAGTACTCGCAGAGCGCCGAAAAGCAACAGATGTCCGGTGTGCCCCTAGGCCTGTTGGACTGGAAATTTTTCTTCTTCAGCTGGTGGAAGAACAAAGATTACCGGCTTGACCCGACTGGCGTGGTCATCCCGCAGCGCTTGACCGACTACTTCAATGAGTTGGCAGCCAAGCACGAGATCATCACGAACGATGGTCAGCGCGCCTGGTACGCGGCCAAAGAGAAATCCCTCGGCGACGACATGAAGCGGGAATACCCGTCAGTGCCGACCGAAGCCTTCCAGCAATCGGTCGAGGGCGCCTACTACGCCAAGCAGTTCGCCAAACTCTATGCCAACAAACGCATAGGGGTTGTGCCGGATAACAGCCATTTGCCTGTGATGACCTTCTGGGATATCGGCGTCGGCGACTCCACGGCCATCTGGTTCGTGCGTCAGGTCGGCACCGAGTACCACGTCATCGACTACTACGAGAATAGCGGCGAAGGCCTGCGGCACTACATGAAGGTGCTCAAGGACAAGGGTTACACCTATTCCGAGCACTGGGGGCCGCATGACATCGAGAACCGCGAGTTCGGCTGTGACGCCAAGAGCCGCAAGGACATCGCCAAAGAGGGCTATGTGATCGACGGAGACAAGTACTCCATTCGGTTCCAGGTCGTTCCCAAGACAGGCGTTGACACCGGCATCGAGGCGGCGCGGGAGATTCTTCCCCTCTGCGTGTTCGATGAGTCCAAATGCGAAGAAGGCATCGGTCACCTCGAAAACTACCGCAAGGAGTGGGACGAGAACCGCGGGTGCTGGAAAGACAAGCCGCTTCACGACAAAACATCCCACGGTTCCGACGCCTTCAGATACTTCGCCGTTGCCAAGACCAAGCGTGTACGCACCGCATCCACCGCACCTCTGAGAATCTAGATATGTCTGATGACCCGAGCAAAACGCTACCGGCAGTAGACGCCATGCGCGAAGACTGGGACATCGTCGATCCTTTGATGGGCGGCACCCGGGCGATGCGCTGCGCAGGAGCGAAATTACTGCCAAAGTGGCCGAAGGAAGAAAACGAGGACTATCAGAACCGTCTGAAGCTTTCCACTTTGTTCCCGGCCTACAGCGAGACGGTGAAGAACAACACCGGTCGAGTTTTCGCCGAGCCCATCGTGCTGGGTGAAGATGTTCCGGCCCCA